CAGTTTTTCCAAGCGACCATGATAACGAATACGATCGCGAATAACTGGTAAAGTGCCTACGAATGTTATATCTTGAACGGCAGACGGTTCAAGGGAACCAAATTCCAAATAAATACCAATGTCAGCATAACAATTACCGACTTCAGTGGGCGTAAAGATAGTACGATTGGACCACACTAAGTCATCACCGCACACGAAAAACTTGACCTGCGAAGTAAATTCGTTCACAGACAACCCGTTTTTATAAGCAACGTAACTCATAGCTACAATATTTCCAAGTGAATTGTCAGTAGTAGTGTTGAAATGGCCGCTAGACTGGCCAACCATATGCAACACGTAACCGGCAACGTTAGTGAAACCGTTGTACATGTTTCGATAATAGTGCTTAATACGCTTTCGATCTTCAGGAGAGAAAAATCGTGAACGCCAATAACACAAAAACTCTGCTATAAATAGCGGAAAATTGGCATCCCAAGCACTACCATCGGCGTCATAAAGACCGCCGCCGAAACGAACCAAAGTTTCATACACTAAGGAAACGTCAACACCAGGAGTTACATAACAAATAAAAGCAGGTGAAACAATCTTTCTGCTAGCAAAGAAATCATTCATCACATCGAACAGTCTCATTCCTTCCATATAATCATGCGTAGCTTGCATACGAAACAAACGAGAATCCTTGTTTGTGGGACGAAGTTCGTCCTTTAAAGTTGCAGACAGTATGTGAAAAGGACACGCGGAAAACGTATCCCCATACTTTTCATAAGAGTCCTTTTTAGTAGTCGAGCCTTGGTAGTTCCACGGAAAACCGCTAGCCTTGCCAGCATGTTCGCCGGAAGTAACCATGGATATGACGTACTCTTCAGAACGTAACTTACTATACAACTGCATATTAGGAAAGAACTTATCAAGCACAGCCTCTGCATAATCATAAAAAGAAACATCAACTGTTCGTTGCGGGTGCACATACTTAGCAAAACCGTTTTCCCACGACAACACGTCCAGTGGAGCAGGTTGATACTGCACTGGACACTGCCCCATTTCTGGGACAGCGAGGAACTTAGAACGGGGCAAAGACGCCGTTCCGACGATCGGAACGGGTAGAGCGGGAGCCACGGCGGAAAGGATTTCGGAACTGAGCGGCAGCAAGTTGTGCTTCAGTCTTTGGAGCGGCGGTAGCACCGCGGGTACTAGATGTACTCGCGGC